AGCATGAAAGAGCCGGCAGCCCGTACATCGCAAACTTCATCACGCAGAACGGCGACTCAACCAGGTAGACAACCTTTAAAGGCAGGCGTCCGCTATGCGGCGTATCCTGACGGGACAATTCGTGAGCGCCAAAAAGAAACTGGGACTTCGGCAGGTTCTTTGGAAAGAGGTACTTCGGCTGGTCTGCTTGACCCGGATTGCTCGTTATGTCGCGCCCAAGGTAGCCATACAGGACTCCATCAATGGCCTTAACCGGCAACATCACCCGGCCGCTATAGGCCGACTTGCGGGCCGGGTTGTTGTAACAGAACACGCCGTACCGCTCCCGTACCGCGGCGTCCGGTATCCTTTGTTCCAGCCACGGGCAGGGAACGGTGAACTTGCGCCAGGTGTCCTTCTCAAGCGGCTTTAAAATACCGTCCGCGGCGCCGGCATTGGCGCTAGGGACGGTTTTTCCGTTGGTGGCCGGTGTTGGTGCCTTGATGGGCTCAATTACCGTCAGGAAGTCCACGGCGGCTTGGAAGCCGCAGGCGCGAATGGCCATGATAAGGTCAATGGCGCCCCGGCCTTTGGCGTTGCACGAGAAACAATTAAAGCGGCCGTCATCCGAGTAGCTAAAACTGGTCTGGTTGTTCTTGGGCTGGTGGACCGGGCAGGGGCCATAGTGTTCGGAGCCATTCTTGCGAAGTTTGAAGCGGTCAGGCGGTATGCCCAACGCCGAGCAGATTACGTGAAATGGCAGAAGGCGAAGATGCTGGTTTTTATCCAAGATTAAACCTCCTTTTAGGTTGAAGGTATTCTGCCGTATTTTCGTTATTACATCAACCGCAAGATAGCGGGTGGGGGGGCACTACAGATTGTGGTGCTGAATTGCGCTCTTGAAGTTGAGTGTCGTATAGTCGCCAAACAGATGCGCCGCCCACATGTCATACGCCATTGCAGCGTGAAGCTCACTTTCAAAAGTGCCAATCAGTCGCTTTTTGCCTCGGTAAAAGATATTCGCGTTCCAGCGCCTCCAATATTTGTGCCAATGGACGCCCTTATAATGGGAGCTGCAACTCCTGTATGTCTTTCGAGCTCGCTGGAGGTTTTGGCTGCGTGTTATCAAGCGTAAATTGTGCCCTTGGTTATTGAGGCCGTTGTAATCTATGTGGTCTACGTCGAGGCCATGAGGTGCGGTTAGGATTTGTCGGTGCATGTGGATTATTCGCACCTTTCCATCGGCAGGCTCGTGGCGTATTGCGTATCGGCCTAGCACATACCATTTGTACTGATTTAATCGTTCGTAGTCCGTGTCGTCTACCTGCGCATATGCTTTCCCTCCATTTAAAGGTATCAACTTCATACCGTGTTTCCTTTCAAATTAAACGGCGCTCGACCACGACAGACAAGCGCCTTTTAATGTCGTGGTTAATTGGTATGGTAATCGTAGCAGTTTGACGGATTACGTCAAGAATAGGAGAGGTAACCGCAGCTATTAGATTCAAAGTAAAATAGTTCTTGATTTTGCTAGTTAGCCGTGAGACTATCGCTTCAGGGCATAAGCTCCTTGCCGAGGCATTCGGCACGAAAGAGGCTCCGGGAAACCGGGGCCTTTTTTGTTGCTCGCTTGCGCGGGCCGGGGGGAATACGGTACAACGGGGTTATGCAGAAATGGGAATACCTGATGATTGTGTTCGGTGCGGATGAACCAGCCAAACTTGCCCGGCTCGGTGAGGAAGGATGGGAATTGGTATCGGCAGTACCGACTGATCCTGAAGTTATGGTTTATAACTTCTTTTTCAAACGTCCTGCTCAGCCGAAGCCTATACCACCTGGGGAACTGAAGGATTGGAAACCCGGAAAGTATGGTCAGGGGAAGACTGACGACGAGGACTAGAGCTGAATAAGCTTATTCTCCAATAGGTATACTAGCATTTTAGCCATAGCCTCTGCGAAGGTGGCGGCTGTCATGTCCGGGTCTTCATCGTCCTCGTTGCCGGCATCGACATAGCTGACACGCCATCCACCGTCTGTGACTTCATTCTCTAGCTTCCTGATGTCTAGCCAACTATCAGTACCTTCCTCAGGCTCAATACAAGGCGGCAACATCTCCCCCAGCTCGGCTACGGTGAAGGCGGCGACTCTGCCAGGTTCGCGGACCGCAAATAGATTGTATTTTAGGATAAAGTGTTCTTTCCGGTCTTCCACAGCGCGCAACCAATAATACTCGCGCTCGTCCTGCTTGCAACCCAATTCCTTTAGCCGCTTGGCAAGGTCGAGGGAGCAGACCTGTTGTTCAAGTTTCATGTTGTAGGCGGTTAGGACGCCAGCCGTTTAAGGTTTGGTAGAATAGGCTTGATATGGAAATTATGACGGCTCTTTCATCGGCGAAAACTGCATTCGAATTAGCACGCGCTCTCCAGAACGGTCTTGCCAAGGGCCAGATAAAGCCAGACGAGGTTCCGGCCCGGTTGATGGAGCTGCAACAGCATATTCTGCAAATGCAGTCTGTAGTGCATGATTTGGCGGAGGAAAATCGCGTTCTGAGCCAGCGGCTTGATGAACGGGAGGCTTTAAAGGCTCTTAACGAAGATATGGAATACGTTCAGTCCGGCGGGTTTTATGCCCGTAAGTCCGAACAGTTGTCTATCCCGTATTGTCAAGTCTGCTGGAAAAAGGATAACCTTACGATACCTTTGGAAAGGACTGCTAGTCCTGGGTACTTAAGGTGTGCCGTTCACAATACAACGTACGAGACCGATGAATATCGAGAATACCTCAAGAGTGTAAAAGATGGTGTACCTATGAGGAAGCGCCATCGTTTCTGAGTGGGGTCAACAGTACCAGCCGTTTAAACCTTCTATCGCGCTTCCTGTTTTGCTTTTTTAGAAAAAAACACCCCTGACACACGCATCCGCAATTCTTCCGGCACGTAATATGCCCCCATTTCCAATCAGGCCGTTTGGCTCTTTGTTCTTGGGTTAGCTCCCAAGCTATTTTCTCCATACATTTGACAGTCTTAATGATTAGGGTCATGCTTAAGGCACAGACCCTCTAACGCCGAAACCAAAATGGAGTTCGACCTCGCACAAGCTATCCTTTGGCCTTACTACCGCACCGGCAGGCATTTTGAGTTGAGCCCGGCGGTTTTGGATATGGTCAACGAAAGAATAGACCGAGAAGAAAAGCAGCAAGCAGGACAATCAGCGGCCAAGGGACGCCGAGCGTCGGCTTCCGGCGCCAGCTAGCGCGGTAAGCGTAGTCTTTCATGCGTGCTCCTTGCCGAGCCATTTGGCTTTTAGCCTTTTCTTAAATTCTTTGCCATCATACACCCAGTTATCCATTTCACCATGGTTTAGCTCTCCAAGTTTGTCAGGTATGTCTTCTATCAGCTTCTCAATGATTTGGGTTTCGATGAAGTCTTGAATAATATCAGATTGCGAAGGCGGAATATGAACATCTAGCTTGGTTCCCATTACTTCCCACCATTGTTCTTTCCAGTTAGACATACCGCTCCTCTCTTTCGTTCTGCTCCGGCACATCAGCATTCTGCATACAGTGTGGACAATTAGGACGAGGGGAAAGACTGTGATAGAGCTTGTGTTCCTGCCATTCCTTATCCTCTTCCTGTTGCTCCCGAGCCATCTCCATTAAAAGTTCATTGGCGATATGTGACATAGCTTTGTTGGTTATTGATTAAGGTGTGGAGAGGGGGTCTATCGTTCCCTGTTAAAATCGTGTTTTACCCATTAAGCTCCCACTCCTTGCGACAACTTAATGGTTCCTGACAAACGCCGGTTTTCGACCCCTATTTTTCTCCCACATCTTTAGTTTACAGCATACAGAAACGGCGTCAATTGGGCGTAAACATTGAGTTTTTAACACATTAGCAAAAGTTATCCACAGAGATTTATCAAAAGGACCATGAACGGCAGGCAGGCTAAAAAGTTAAGGCAATTAGCCAGGCGGCAAGACAACAAGCAGATGAAAGAGATTATTGATGAAACGCGCAAGGCCTTGGACAACATCGTAAGGCCGGCCCCATTCTGGATACCGGCAAAGGTGTGGCGGGGCGTGGCTAAAGTATTTTTGAATATTTGATTGTTTGACCGATATGGCCACAAAAGGCGGAAAGAGGCCCGGCGCCGGGCGTAAGCCGGGAAGCCGTGGCCAGAATACAAAGCAAGCGGAAAGCCTCAAAGCTTACCTAATTGCCGAATACATCAAGCGGAAAGAAGGAATTGTGAAGGCACTGTTGGACAAGGCCGAGATGGGCGACGTTCAGGCTATACGAGAGGCGAACGAAAGAGTGATGGGGAAAGTTCCGGCGGCATTTGAAGCCGACCCGGAGGGAAACATACTTTTGCCGTTCCAGATAGTAATTAAACCGAAAAGCCATGCGGACGGTGGAGGTTGAGCTATTTGACAAACAGTACGACGCTTTCAGTTTTTCTACACAGTTTGCCGCGGCAGTCGCCGGAGTCCAGAGCGGTAAGACCTTCATGGGCTCGCTGTGGGCCGGCAAGAAGATCAACGAATTCCCGGCCGGCATCGGCATAATCGGCGCTCCCACCTACAAGCTTTTAAACCAATCCACCCTGGTTAAGTTCTTTTCAAACTTTCCCCAGCTCCGCAAGCACTACAAGGAACAAAAGGGCGAACTCGTTCTGCCGACCGGCGGCACCGTCTTTACCCGCAGCTTTGACCAGCCGTTCGGCGTGGAAGGCATTACCGCCGATTGGATTTGGCTGGACGAAGGCGGACAGATGCCGCTGATGGCTTGGACAGTCGCCCGTAGCCGTGTGGCGATAACGCGCGGTCAAATTCTGATAACCACAACGCCGTACGCACTTAATTGGCTCTATAGCGAGTTCTATCTGCCATGGCAGAACAAACAGGATTTACAGTTTTCCGTCTTTACCTGGAGAAGTATTGATAACCCGCACTTTCCTAAGGAGTATTTCGAAGCTGAAAGGCGGCGCCTGTCCGAAGAAGAATTCGCGCGCCGGTATTGCGGCGAGTTCACCAAAATGGAGGGGCTTGTTTACGACCTCCCAACTGACCAGATTATCGAGCCGACCGACAAGCTGAACGTCAAGGAAGTCATCTTGGGGCTGGACTTCGGCTTCCACAACCCGGCGGCGGCCGTGGTCATCAAGGTAACGGCAGACAACGTTTTCTACATCACGGACGAATACTACCAGCCTAGCAAGACCCAGGACGAGCTGGAAGACGATTTAAAAGCCCTACTGCTCACCGTCCCGTTCCGGCAGGTTTACCCGGACCCGGCAGAGCCCGACCGCATAGCGGCCATGAAGAAGCATGGTTTTTATACCAAGGCCGTTGATAAGAACGTCAGCTTAGGAATCGACAAGGTACGGGAGTTGATACGCAAGAAGCAACTATTCGTTTTTAGCCGGTGCCGCAACTTCCTTGATGAGATTAACTACTATCACTACGACCCGGAAAGGCCCAAGGAAGAGCCGGTGAAAGACAAAGACCATTTGATGGACGCTCTCCGCTACGCGCTTTACAACTACAGCACCTCGCCGCTACTCACTCTTAACGTCCAACAGGGCGGCATACCAAAACATTATCCGCAGTTAGGCATCTAAAAACACAAATGAAAGAGGTTGACTACACTTTAATACCCTATGACTCAAACGAGCGCAATGCGTTTACTTTTCAGCAACGCCGGCACCAGGAGTGGACGGACAACTACGAGCTTTACCGCAACAAGGTTATCGTCAACCGCCTGACCCAGCGCCAGGCCGTTAATATTCCCCTGACCAAAGAAACGCTCCGGACCATACTGGCCAACATTGACGAGTTCCCGTCAATCGAGTTTGAGGAATTGGGCAATGACAAGGACAAGGAGATTGCCAAGAACGAGCTTTGGAAGAACGCCGTTGTTGAAGACAAAATGGAGCTTAAGGACATCGTAGACAAAAAGCAGGAGCTGCTATACGGCATCACCTGGCGAAAACTGAATATCAGGAACCGGCGCTTTGAGAGCGAAGTCAAAGAGCCGTTTGACATCCTGGTTGACCGCTATGTTGATCCGACCGATTTGGAGACTGCCGGCTACATCATTGAAATGGGCATCTACCAGAGCCTAGATGATTTGGAGTCCAATCCGCTCATCAGCAAAGAGGCGCTTGATAAGGTCAGGACCTACTACGCCACCCAGCAGGGTTTGGTCAGGGCCGAGCAGGTTACCCAGCAAATCTCCGACAAGAACCAGCGGCTCAACGAAATGGGCGTGCCCGATATTTTCGCTCCGATGCTCGGCCAGACCATGGTGGAAATCAAGGCGCATTACGTCAAAGTTTGGGACGACATAGACAAGGAAGCCCACATCCACGTTGTGCTGCGGAGTGTCGGCGGCATACAGGGGCCGGAAGGCGTGGGCAACGGCTCCGAGGTCTTGATGGGCAAGCCGCTGATGGACATCTTGAACGTGGACTTCTACCCGTTCGTCAAATGGTCCGACGACCCGGAGCGCAATGACGTTTATCCGGACGGCGTGGCCGATACCTGCCGCGTGCCCAACCAGGTGCTCAATGTCTGGTTCTCCCAGCTGGTGGAGAACAGGACTTTGCGCAACTTCGGCATGCACTTCTTTAACAGTACCGTCAACGAGAACTGGAGTCCCGGCGCCTGGACACCCGAGGCCTGGGGCTTCTACCCGCTGCCCGGCAAACCCGACGACATTTTGCAGAGCGTGGAGATCCCCGAGCTGTCCGAGTCCCTGGACGAAATGCAGTTCATCAAGAATATGGTGGCCTCCGCCACCGCCGCCACCTCAGTCAAGACCGGCGACACGCAGAAGGGCAAGGTTACCTTAGGCGAAATCGAGTTGGTGACCCAGGCAGCCAACGAGCGCATTACCTCCATTTCCAAGTTCTACATGCTGGCCCAAAAAGAGTTCGGCGAGAAGTGGTCAAAAATCATGATGGCCAACTCTGACAAGCTCGATGCCGTCACCCTCTACAAGAAATCCTACAAGGGAAATTATTTCAAAAAGAACATGAAGCCGTCCGACTGGAAAAGCGACGCCGGATATTCCTGCAGGGTTGTGTCCTCGGCCGAGCGCGAGCAGGAGAGCATCAAGACCGTCCAGAAACTCCAGGCCGTGGCAGCGCAGTTCCCCGGCAATACGGCCATGCAGAAAATCTACCAGAAGAAGCTCCTCGACTTCGGCGGCCTCACGCCTGACGAGCAGAACGAGGTCCTAAACCTTGAGAAGCAGAAACAACAGATGGCATTGCAAGCGCCGGCCATGCCACCGGGAGCAACACCTGGCGCAATGCCGGGCGGCATGCCAAGTCCAATGCTCAATCCCCCAGCTCCAGCTCCAGTCCCACAGCCTGCATTAACCGCGGCACCCGCTTAAAGCAATGATTGACGAAATACTCTCCAAATCGGGCCTCAAGATTGAAGACCTCAACGCCGCCGAACGCCAGACCCTGTTTGACAAATTGCAGTCCATGGCAACCCGCGTACTGACTGTGGACGACATCAGGGAAACCATCACGCAGATGAGGGATAGCGTTGAAGTGGAACTGGCAGGCTACACCGAACCAAAGACGCTATGGGATTTCCTTTTTAGCAAGAGGAAGGATATCTACCGCAGGGCGAGACTACGGAACTATATGCTGCTACTGGCATTCCTGTCCGGACCCGAGAAAGCCAGGAAAGCGATTGAACAAAGTTTGCAGAACATTAAGCCCAGACACTAAAGGGCAAAAGGAAAGCTATGAACATAACTTTAGGAGATAAAGTTAAAGACACCGCGACAGGTTTTACCGGCATTGCCGTCGCAAGGGTAACTTGGCTTCATGGTTGTGACAGAATCATCATACAGCCAATAGGCGTGGACAAAGACGGCAAGCCTTTTGAGAACCAGCACTTTGATGAGCCGCAAGTGGAAGTTATCGGCAAGAAAAAGGTTAAGCAAGGAGATCATGACACCGGTGGTTTCAAGCCGGATTCTATTAGACAAAAAACTTTTAACATTAATAAATAGGAAAGGAAAATCTCATGTCAGATTTTCAACAGAAGCTCGACGAGCTGCGCAAGAAACAGCCCAACGAGCTGTCCGCGGATGACCTGGCCTTCATGAAGGCAAGACGCTCCTACCTCACGGCAGAGGAAAAGAAAAAGTTCGGCCTGGAGGAAAAGACGGCGACGCCACCGCCGAAGGCTTCGAAAGCAGCGTAAAAGCATTTTTAAACCGCCCTAACCCTGCCAATAACGGGACGGGCAAATCGCATGACAGAAATCCAAACCCCGAAAGCCGGGACGGACGAACAGGAACCGGTCACTCCGGCAGTAGACCCAACCCCAGCGGCAGTTGACCCAACGCCGCCAATTGATGAGCCAACTCCGGCAACCGTGCCCCCGGCCGACCCAGAGCCAACTCCCGCGCTCGCTCTCGCTCCGGCAGTGCCGAGCCTTGAAGAAAGGTATCGGAACTCCTCCAGCGAGGCATTGATTGCGTATTCCGAGCGATGCCGATCAGCGTTCCGAGGTGATGGCGATCGCGATTCCGAACTGATGCCGATCGCGATTCCGAGATGATGGCGATCACCATTCCGACGGGATGCCGATCACTTTTC